GATGAAATTCTAATGAAGTTCCATCATCCTTGGTATTCCAACAAGTAATCTTTCCGGTATGAAGATCAGAAGGATATTTCACATCTATCGCAAGGTTGTACAATCCATTGTACAATTCTTTGTAGATAGCCGGGGAGAAGCTGACCAGCAACACATTTTTATCTAAGTCTTTTTGAAAATTATGAGAGACTTTGATAGTAGATTTGATGGCTTCAATGCTCTCTTCTGAAATATGTCCTAAATTCGCTATAAACATCAGTATTTCCTTCCCTCTAATGTAACCATCCTGAGATTATACTCTTCCTCTGTTTCAAAGACTATATTGGATGATTGCAGGTACTGGTAGACGCTCATCTCGGAAGTTTTATCAATATCTTTGACAGTAGCCCCTTTCAATGTTCTGTTCTTGTTCTTGTTGTTCTTGAAAAGATATCCAACATACATTTGTGAAGGTGTCATGTCAAAGAATACACAACCAAACAAGAACAAGAATGGGAGAGTGCAATCGAACCGGGGGAATGTACTCTTGAGAGTTTCGGCAGCAGTATTGATGCGATTAAGAAGAATCAATTCCTTTGATCTATTGCCTACAGCCAAAGTAGAACACAAAGATTCGGCAGAAAAATCTTTGAATACCCCGTTGATATACGGTTTCTGATACGGACGGGACAAAACGTCTTCATTCAACAACACCATAAATGCTGAAAAATGTAATACGTCGATGAATTCTTCCAACGCATTAGAGTAGTTTGCTTTCTTGGATCCCCAAAACTTCCAAATGTGGGTTAGTTCCCGGTTCATTTCAACCAATTCTTCTTTGACCGCAAAAACAACAGAATGAATGCTGATAGATTTCCAATCTTTATTGTATAGTTCATTGAGCGATGCTTGATGAACCAGGATATCAGCACAGTATGTTTCGATTTCTTCAAAGAATGTCATGGGTTGTAATTCTAATTGTTCATTCATGTTTGTATCTCTCATTGATAACCTTTTCCAAGATGGTGAGAAATTGTAATACTGATTTTTCTTCGAAGTGGTTTTCAACTTCTGCTTCAACTTCGAACAATGGAATCAATTTCTCAACATCATCAATGGGTCCATTATACGCCGGATCGGTGATACGAATAATTGGGAATTGTGCTGTCTTTACCAATTCGTATTCAGACAATTTTCTTAAATCTGAAATGATATACACCCGATGGTCTTCATCATCGTCTAGAATTTGAGAATATTTCTCGTTGAAAAAGTCAACCAATACTTCAGGTTGTATTGAACAAATGCCGGTGTTGTCGTCCGCTACCCGTTTCCAAATTTCTCTAGGAGTGAGGCGATGAATATTCTTTGGATGGTCAAACGGAACATCCTTGATAGACTCCTCGATATCCGCTGGAAGCCACGGGAAAATATAATGACATATTTCCCTCAATTGATCAGAAAAGGAGAGACGAATCACTTCTACCCCCCTCAGATCAAAGGCTTCTTGCGCTCGCTTGAGCATATAATCTTTTCCAGATCTTTTCAATCCTGTCAATACTACTACGAGAGCCATGATCAGATATCCTCTATCTCAAAATTGGTGAATTTACAATTTCTAATACTTTCGAGAAGAGGCTCATGATATCGGAAGAAACCTTCTTCCATACTACATTTGGGTTCGTCGACAAACACTTTTGAATAAATATATGTTTCAATTGTTGAAGCAACAACCCATAAGGTATTTTTATGGCTCGCTGGAATTTCATATTTTTTGAATACATCTAAGACGTAATTATCTTTCATCCTGTTCTGTAGACGAGTGAATGACATTACACAATCTTGAAAGAAATTTTTGAGGGTTTCGGTATCGTTTATTGGACCGATATCAATTCCGCCCATCACTTCATCGTATGGGGGAATATCACTTTGCCATTGATATCCTGAACAAATGTCTTCAGCTTGTGTACCGACATTCTGAGGGTAAAAATGAAGATTGGTTGTCATTTGACGATATGAACCCAACCCATATTTCTTCTCAGACCGGGTATTGACCAAAGCAACAAAACATTCTTGTAAGAATGCAAATTCATACAAATTAATAGAACCTGTTCCCCAGAAAATATCACCAGAACGCTGATACACGTCCATCATAATGTCTTCACCGTCAGACCAAAATTGAATGAAGTCATTACATGGCAAATCTTTGGTGTTGGTGATGGAGTACTTGGCCATCAAAGAGTCTTTGGAATCTTTGGAAGGATCATAGATAGCGATGACACACCGCCGGGTAAATGCCCCGTCTTCAATGAAGGCATCAACCGCATCTTGCATTTGACCGTATTCATAAATTCGGCCGCCGTATGCGCCGCGCCAATTGACACCATCGTCGCTGAAATTCAATGCACGAGGTAAAAAGAATTCCAAATATCCCTTGACATCTGTTCTACCAGCCATCACCCAAAATGTTTCAGCCATAATTTGAAAAATGTTATATTTTCTTTCGGGAATACTGAGGTATCGATTCTGAGGATTGGTAAGAACCAATTCATATCGAGGGATGAATTTTGCTGGACCGTTCCGACTTTCTACAACAATACCAGTTTCACATAAATCTGCTACAGCGTAAATGTTGAGTTCATTCACGTTATCAGCCATAAAAGCTATTGGCGCATATGATTTATTCATTGAGAGAATTCTCCTTGTTTGATTTGTTAACAATCTTACCTGAGACATTATAACGAACTAACCAATTTCTTTATAATCGAACTCAAGCCAATTCTGAACCATTTGGTCTACAGAACACATACAATCGTATTCGACAGCAACCACATCTGGGAATGCTTCTTTGAATGGTTTTATCTGATTCTGGGTTTGTGAAAATTTACCTTCGACCAATTTTTCATTGAACACCCCAGAACTTCGATTTGCTACCCGCTTTATACAAATTTCGAGAGGAGTGTTACACCAGGCCACAACATAATCGAACCTATCTTCCAACTGAGTTTTCAATGTTCTGATATAACGGGTGTTAGAGGTAGAGGTCATAATGCCTTCAAAAAGGATTCTATCAAATAAAGAAGGGAACGCCTCCTGATAGCCAGCTGCTGCTACGATCGTTGCTTCTATGAGCTCTGAGCCACTAATACGGTCACATCCGCCAACGGCTTTACCTGTTGGATAATCTCCAGCAACTAACGTGCGGAATGACGGCAATACAGTAATCTTGATTTGACCCAGTTCCGATTTACCTTTAAGAATGAAAGCATCCGGATCTAATGATTGAAGCTTGAAAGGGACAGTTGATTTACCAGAGCCATTAGTTCCGCGAATTTCAAAAATTACCGGGCGCGATAATTTCTTCAACGTTGAAATATCTGGCCGGGATATTTTCTTGAATAAACTATTATGAAGTCGTTCCTTAATCAAATGCATTTTGGATCTCCAAAACAAAAAGACGCCTATAGTTTGGCGTCTTTTTCGTCATAAACAAACTGAATTATTCGGCTTTTGGAGCCTTTGGAACGTATTGCGCCAACAATGGAGATTTGATGAACTTGACGTCATGCATCGCTTCGACAACCCTTTCCGGAGTCACAGCTTTGTTTTCAACTGGGTCAATTTTGGCCTTCACACCCTGAGAACGGTCGTTGACATAAAGGCTCAAAGTATACGAACCAGATTTAAGAGGCGAAACATCAATGCGGGGAGCATTGCGATCTGCTGCATCATAACCAGGAAGATTTAGACAGAACCAACGTTCTTCTTTCTGAACATTGTTCAGACCAAAGCCAGCCGCTTCAGCCAGCGACAAGAATTTAGCATGTTTACCACCACGCGCTTTCTTGAAGACTTCTGTCATATTACGACGAGGACGTTTAACAGAAACCTTGTCTTCTTTCGGTGTCAGATCTGAAACTTTCATTCCAAATACAGTCACTTCTTTTGCTGGAGCAGGCTCTTCAACTGGTTCTTGGGTTTCAGGAACTGGTTCTTCAGAAACGTAGTCTTCGGCTTCTTCGGCAGCTGGAACTTCATCAGCAACTTCTTGAGTTTCGACTTCAGAAGTTTCTTCTACAGACTCAGCTTCGGATTCTTCAGCTTGTTCTGTTTTTTCAACAGCCGCTTCTTCTAGCGCTTCTGTTACAGCGGCGTCCTGATCAGCATCTGCACTGGCTTCGGGGTCGATAATCAGATAACCATTGTGTTCCTTGCTACCATCTTCCAGCAGTGAACGAAGATTGATCAGACCGATTGAACCAGCGTTGCCGCTTTCGGCAATTTTCTTCAAAAGATCACGAGGTTCGATACCAGCTTCAAAATTGATAGATACGTTGCGATCGGTATTTACAAGGGTCAATGTTTTTGACATGATGTTATTTCCTGTTTCAAAGTTAAGTTTTCAATCAACGAAACCCATTCTACTGAGTTTCAATTATAAAGTAAAGTGAAATTTTAAATTATGATAAAATTTTTTCAATTCGTTTAAAAAACGACACATCATCATATATGTGTCCGCCTGGTATTTCTAATACAATCTGATAGTTACCCAAAATGTCAGAGACTACTCCAACACCTGTTCTACAACCATTTTCATACTTAGCATATACAATATGCGATTGACCGTTTACGACTTTTAAGATTTCTGAAGGAGGTATAACTTCTCCAGTTTCTTTATTGACAATCTGTCCAACGGGCTGATCAATTTTTGCAATACCCCATTTTTCGTTATTGCAAAGAAACAAAACTTGTTCCCTACTAAGAATTCTATTATTTGCACCAACGTAATGTGGACGAGGCGAACAACAACCGACAAATTCTAATTTCAGAGGGAGACATTTCAGTGGTTGGTTCATTTCAAAGATTCTCCTATGAATACAATCAAATTTTCTAATCCAAGCGAAAGATAATGAATTGCGAGCTGACCAAAAAAGAAGAATACAATCAAAATCAATGCAAAATATTTGTTACAGAATTTTTCAAACATGGTTATGCTCCCATTCCAATCTTGACAGTTTCTTGACCAGATACCCCGGCATGAAGTTCAGCATTCTGGCCATCGTCATACCCATCCCATAATGCAGAAACTTTCAAATCACCCTTGGGTGGTGTGAATGAATGGATTGCCGGAAGATTCTTTGTTTTATATTCTTCAATCAACAATTCTTCTTCCTCGTCAATCGACAGAGCTTTCACCTTTGATTCTACTGCCTGAACCCATCCTAAACAAAAAGAATCAGACCACTTCCATTTATCTTTTAGATATGAAGGAAGTGTCTTGGTGTATTCACGACGAGCCTTCAGAATCTGTTTGGAAAGGACTTCATAACAATAGATCGCTAGTTCGGCACGTTGCTTGTTGCCATAGAACGTGATAGTGGATTTTCCGTTCTTGTTATATTCCCGTGATGGAGTGTATGTCTTGAACCATTTAACCCCAAATGTGGTGGCAACCAACCATGCAAGATTGTTGACCCAAGCTTCTACATACTGGGCTTTAACCACCTGGTCTGTAGTATGTTCTCCCATCTTGCTCATGGCAATGCTTTTGACATCGATGTTGTGTTCTTGCATCAATTTCTGAGCACGTTGAAGAGCCAGAGCCGCTTCATACTCGTTTGAAGATTTGGAAAGGTTTAAGAGTTTTTCTAATTTGCGGAAGATTTTGTCGTCGTTCATTGTCGTATCCTCGAAGGTTCAGTTTTCTAACTCATTGGAAACCATTATACGGACTTTTTTCAATAAGTAAACTGGTTTTTTAAAATATTTTGAAAAATTATTTATATCTAGATTTCCATTTTTCACAAGTGTTTGGATCCCATCCATTCTTTATCCTTTCTTTCATAGAACTTACAGCATTCCAGACCGCTATACTCTTATCTCCCCATAATTCCAACAATATTTCCGACATTTTTGTGTTATTATCCAGCAAAATCTTAAATTCCACTGCTTTACACCAATACATATCCTTATCATCTTTCCATCTGGGCTTTTCCCAAGGCATCATGGCATTTAATACTTTCTTCTGATTTTCAAATTGTTTCTTTCTCGTTTCTTCAGAAAACGAATTTGTTATATCCTTTCCATAATTTGGATTCAGTTCACCCAATTTTTGAGCTGATGCTCTTTTTCTGTGTTCTGGTATTGAAAAATATTCTTTTAATTTGTTGGAGAGGATCTTTCTATATTCTTTAGAACTCATTCTTTTCTTCATAACTTCTGAAATCATAGTCTTGAATTCTTCTGATTTCTTATGGCCGAATGCACCGTGGGATTCTCCAAATCGCCCAAACATTGGGTTTTGTTCCCCAACAGATTTAGAAACCCCTTTTGTTCTATCTGAAATCATTTGTGCTGCCCTCAGCCTATGATTCTCGAACAATTTAGAATTATATCTGATACCGTCAACATTATACCTTCCTCCAGATTTCATCAATACAGATGCAATAACAATACCAAATTCGTCAGGAAACATAGTGCTAAGGCAAATGTGACAAAGATAATGACTTCTTCCACTTATCTTAACCAAATTTTCTTTAGTTTTTGCGAATTGCGGAAACATACATTTAGGAAGAATATGGTGTACTTCTGAATAACAAACTCCTTTGGATTGTTTCTCTCCTATAATCAACAACATTTCGTATCTGTGTATTAATCTGTCGTCCACACCCAAAAGTTTCAACTCAGTTTTCCAATCAAACATTTCATTAAATCCATTCTGTGAATTACAGAAGTATTTAGGTAATTCACAGAATGGCTAAATTTACCAAAGTTTTTTGGTTGTTTTCGTTATAGATCTTGGAGGGATCATTAGTTTGTCAGCACTCACTTTTCCTCTGGGTTTCTTCCCCTGGGCAATGGCTTCCTTGCAGCGCACATATTTTTGCAATTCGCATGCGTTGTCCTCTAGCATCATCACATTCGCCCGACGATCATATTCTGGAAGATCACTGAAAAGTTTTTTGAAATCAATACCGAAGAATTCATCCTGGTTCTCAACCAACCAGAACAAACACTCTTCGTATGTCATACCATCTCGATCCTTGAACAATAAATTCAGTCCAGCATCACAACCGGGTCCACTGACAGTGAAATGATTTTCTGAGAATGGAAATTCTTCACAGTATGTCAGGTCAACAAATACTTGATAGGCCAAGAAGCGACTGAACCCACGAATACACATCAAAATCTGATAAGCATCTTCTTGAGAGTTAACAATCAAAATATCATCGGACATTTCGGGAAACAAATATTTTGAAGCCCTGGCAATATATCGAATGATTCTCATCGGCATGTATGGCTCAAAGTCTTCACATACAATCTCTCCACTCAAGAGGCGTTCCCTCTCAAGTTTATAATTGACATCGTTACCGTTCACATCTTTAAGAATTATCTCACCTCTCCGTTGCTCTCGGCAAGTATCCACATCAAATTCAGGAAGATCCAATGATTGTTTGAGTCCCCCGGTGTTGAAAGCATTCGTGAAGAGTTTATGTCCTTCCTTTTCCAACTGTTTGAGGTCAGCTCGGAACATGTCCTGATAGTCTTTCGATTCTAGGTCTATCAAACTAATGACATCACCACCGGACAAATGTTCCCAAATTGTGGATAGATTGAACATTCGAAACATCACGGTATTCCAGAACTTGGTATTCCAGTCACAATTGGCTTCAGCAATGTGCTCGATGTAGAATCTGGACTGTCTATCGTGTTCCCGCCTAACATTAGTGAATTTCACTTGTTGAAAAATGGGATTATCTGTCCAGGGAGCAGGAAGCTTTTGAACATCTTTTTTCAAATGAACATTGTATCGGTCTACAATAAATTCCTTGAGGTATCCTTTGATCTTTTCATCAACAACTGGATTTGCTGATTTGATCTTGTCTTCCCGCACTCCGCAATACGGAACATCAAAAAATTTATCCTTCATTACCAAAGCCTCTTGCTGTTAGATTTTAATTTTTCTTTCTCTACAACCCATCGTTCACCTCTTTGGAAATGAATAATATCCCAAGGAGTTCCTGTTTCAAAAAACACGGGCATTTTTCGTTTATCTACCCCCTGAACAACTCCTACAGGGGCATCTTCACAACGAATATATTCGGGAAGCCATGCCTTCCTAGCTTCATATAAAATTTTAACAGGAATATAACACCAATTTTTTCTGGTATATTCTATTTCATCATATGTTCTTTCAGAATCCCACCCTAAATAACGGGTGTTGTAGTCTCTGAAGCGTTTCTTCGTCCAGCACATTATAGTTTCTACATTGAATCGCAAGACTGGATCGATGTGATTCAAATTCTTCTTGATGTACCCGAAAATCTTTTCGCCTTCTATCTCGAGCATTTCACAATCTGACTGAGAAATTGCTACCCCGGTTGATTTCAATTTACCATGCTTGGTCAATAGATCTTCTCTATCAATCATGAAAGCAACACCGTTTCGGTTGCTTTCTGACCCAGTCACGTCCGTTAGAAGGAACGATTGACAATCGAATGGGTAATTCCACCCGGTAACCAGAGCAACAGCTTCTAGATAGTTCCAAGAACTTAGACGACCATAGAAATCCCAATTTGTCGCATGGCTCCACATTCGGTGATAAGCAGTTTGCGGAGAAGAAAATGATTCTTCTAGTTCTTTTAACACTTTTGTTTGCTGACTGCGACCATTCAACCATTTAACATAGCTCTTGACACACGCGATCATGTTTGCTTTTCTATAACGACAATCTGTATCGAAACGAAGATTGTCGAAATTGTGATTATACCATTCTGAAAATTTTGTGTCAATTTCTTCAAGTTTTGGAGGGACAGGGAATGCATTCAATATTACCCATGGTCCAGTTAGATTGTAACAACACCCCCACAAGAAGGCGAGCCACAATTTTGATTCCATTTTATCGTAGCCGGGAAATGAATCATGATCAATAGCCCAGTCCATTAATCGGAGTTGCTGATTCAGTTCCCCGGTATGATACATTGCTTCCGCCCAAGCCATCACCATATACAACCGATTTTCTGGTAATCGATAATCAACACTGGTATCAATTGGAAATTGCCACTGGCTCGGTCTAACAAAACCTTCTTTTTTCAACATTACCAAAGTTTCCTTGATTTGTTTAAGGGGTCTGTTCCTATAGATCTTAACATTTTATTCTTCTCAGACCAAATTTCAAATTCCTTGGGATCAAAACCTTGTCGATTGAGAGCAATTGAACCCCACAAAGAAACTTCTTCATCGAATTGATGCATGGTTATAAAGCAAGAAGGCTTGTCTAAGAGTACCGCTTCTTGCTTTGATTTTTCAAATTCTTTCGGGTATCCATCAGCTCTTGACCAACCACTGTCTCCACCCTTATCTATACCAGAACGACATCTGATTCTTTGGTCATATTGTTCCCTTGAGGCATAAACAAAATATGACATGTACAAATTATCTGGTTCGTAGAATTCCGATATAAATTTTGGTCTGTACTTGTCAGACAAAAACATTGGTTCTCCTTCTACGACAAGGGAAACCGTATCAAATGAAGAATTTTCTATAGCATATTCTTTTGCTCTACGAAGAATCTCACGACCAGCATCAGCTGTTTTCACAGTAGCGTGAACCATATCCATAGAAGACCAGGAGGTTAGCCCAGACTTGTTAGATTCTGTATAACAACCGATGAACATAAACCCATGCTTGGGGAAAAGTAATCCGAACGGCTTTTTCTGAGGAGTCCACACAATGGGGGTTTCCTGAGTCTTCAACCATTCTATCAATTGACTGACTCTTGTTCCTTTCCCAGTGCCTGAAGCCCCTTTGAGAATATGCATGTTGAATGTTTTCATCTAAATCCACCCAAGAATTTTCAGTTTTGACCGCAATTCGTTTATTATACTGGTGGAATATTCAAAAGTTTTAGGATATCTAGTTGGGTTGTATATGTATGACCAATTTTCTATTTGTGGATTAATTTTGCTCAGTCCAGTTTCATGAACAACAATATGCTTTCCAGAGTCCACACAATTCTGAAGAACCCCCAACGAATCATCAAACAATAAATCGAAATCGACATAATGTTTTGAAGAAGTAGGAATCTTTGCATCAAACATCATAGGAAACAATTCTTCTATCCGCATCCATTTTTCATTGATGTGCTCTGGATGACATGAACTCACCACTACAAATCGAACTTCTTTTGATGTCTCTTTCTCTAACATCTCTTGAAGATCTTGAATGAAATGAAATACGCCTGGTAATGGCTGAGCATTCTTGTACACTCCCGGCATTTTCCACCAGTCTGTAGGTTCAATTTCGAAATTCTTCCGACGATTTTTACGAATCCATGGACTAAGGTCCGAAACTACCCCTGGCTCTGCCCTAGGAACTTCATCCAAAGACAATCCAAAGAAGTTCAGCCACGGTGTTAGAGTTTCTAATAATGTGAGGTCACAATCAAATGCAACAATGAACAATTTCTCACGAGTGATAACACTTCCAGTATGATACATATTATTCTGCCTTTTTCTTTATGAAACTGAATACGTTGACTTTTTTCTTGTGATCCATTTTAACCGCGCCTAACAATAGATCCAAGGGGGTTAGAAAGTTCTTTTCAAACAACCCTTCATAATCAATCCAAGCCTTGACATCTTCCAATTCTTCTGGGAAGAAATTCTGAAATGCAATGTAATTGGCATTGTATGGATTGTTTTTCTTCAGGACGACCAAAAGGAGTTTAGAGCCGTCTCCTATCAAGGGTGTTCTACCCCCTCGCTCACTGATCAAACGATTGTGTAGCATTGCTGAGGAAGCCTGATAGGGTGTATTCTTGATTGGCACCCATTCTCCATTGCTCATGAACTTAGTGATGTTGCTGCAACTTGAAGCAGTTGCAATATCAGCAGGTGATTGAGAATTCCAAATATCCCGATATTCCTTTACCTTTTCATATATTTCTTCTTGTTTGTTCAAAATTGCTAATTTGTAACATGTCTCAAACCAGTCAACACAAATTTCCGGGGTAGTTGATTTCTTACTTTCCAACCCGGTGACTTTCAATTTCGGGGTTTCATAATGAACCCCTTCTGAGTCATCTACCAACAAACAATAACGCTTTTTGGCTTGAAAAATTCCTCCGTGAATGGATATGACTTCACGCCCCCAAAACATACGTTGTTCAAATGCGTTGACACTATCAGCGAGTCGCTTACAATTTTCTTCAATGAATGGTTTCAGTTCTTCTTTTTCAAACTTGTCGACTTCGGATATGGCTTCTTTTCGTTCTAATTTATCCCAACCACGCAATTTAGCAAGTTTTTCCAGTGTAATATAACAACTGTCAGTGTCACCATATACAACAAATCTATGATTAGGCTCATTGGTTAGATCTCGAAGATACCCAGTCACTTGCTTGGTGATCCACTTGTTGATGAATTCGCCAGAAGCGGTAGTTGCTCGAGCAATCCTAGGATCAAAATATTCCGTCAACCATTCTGTACCGACCGCACCATATCCCGCATTCAATAAAATTTTCACACCATGTTGTGATGTGTCATCATTAGAATGCTGATAATCGGCATCATGATATTCTTGTGAATTTTTCTTTCCAGAAGTTTTCAAATCAACCATGATTTGTTCATGTTTGAGCATAGATTTTTTGAAAGTTTTACGAGTAGCGTATTTCTCTCGCATGATCACGCTGTAACAGCTTATTTCGTCGTTGATAAAGAATTGAAGATTTGGAGTCATGGATACACCATGATCTTTCAAGCATTGAAATTCAAACAATCCAAAATCTACCAATTCGTTGATGATTTCACGTTCGTTTCGTAAAGCATCCAGCAACGCAGTCTTTGCACGATTCTGTTGAAAATCTGTAGTCTTGAAAGCATCCACTTCTTGAATCATTTCATATATGATGTCACGACGTTCTGATTCAGTAACAATCGTTTCTGGACCCAGATTGTATTGTTGGAAAATGTGCGGGTACAGTGAATTCAGATCCTCTGATAACAACCATAGATATCTGCCCGGTAAAGGATCATGGACAAATGCCCCCGGAAAGCTGTCAGTAAATGTCTGGTGTCTCTTGAGCAACGGATATCTATTCTTCTTAGCATTGAAGCTATACAACAAAGATGACCATGGTGTAACAGTAGACAATGTTTCTGAATAGTTACACTTGTACAAGGCCGCTAGCATATATGTCAGATTCAGATAACCGAGTTTTGCGTCTAATTTGTCAACCAGATTGATATCTTTGATACCATATCGAATAAAGTTTTCATATTCAACGAACCACAATGTGTTCAAACTCTTCACATGAGCATAACTCAATTTCTGTTCGTCAAGTTCGATATGTGATATGAAATCCAACGAATATCGAGCACGTTCTACCAAGCGGTGTCGGCGATACAAATCATCATATGGCATAGCGGGTACACCATCAAACACCCAAGTGTTGTACGGAAGTCCCTTCTTAGGCTTCTCGAGCTTCTTATAAGCTCGACCAATGGTACTAAGTGAATTCACCCAATCAGATCCAAGGATCTTTATCACGCGCTCAGCAAGATATGGTGCGTCAAACTGTGATATGTTCCAACCTGTCCATAAATCTGGGTCTCTTGATGCCCAATATTTGATGAAATCTTTGAGCATATCCTGCTCAGTTGAAAATTCACGGTATTCAACATCAAGACCAGAAATTTCTTCATCTTTCGGATTGTAAACGAATTTGTTTCGGTTACGTCTAAGCGGCAGACCCCAAATGATTTGTTTGTTAAGGTTCTTATCTGAAAGCTGTAGAGAAACAATAGGGAAAGCAGCGTTCATGTTAGTCCAAATAGGAATAACAGAATTGGGAAACTCAACATTCCACCACTTATAGAATTCTGTCACGTGGTCACTATAAATGTCGATGTTGAAACTGTTGCTTCTGTATTGTTCCTCTTCGATAATTGGCTCAGGGAAAGGTCCAAACCCGATCATTCCATCCTTTTCAAACGAAGACACCACTTCTATATCGAGGTTCATACAACGAATGTGTTTGAAATTCGGTTTGATATCTTCAGGGAAGAAGTCACTATATGCCTGAATGACTGGGCTCTTTGAACCATAGAGTCGGACACCAGGAACATCGAAATTCTCATCAAGATATTGCTTCATCTCGTACATGTTATCAAATTGGCGCTTGACCAATGGGGTTTTGTTACGAGGATCTGGTTCACCGCGCAATGCAAAATGTTCAGCAACTTCTACAGGAGTATCCGGAGGCGCTGGAAGAAAGAGACATGGTTGGAATCTATGTTTGAACTTTTTGCGTTTTCCGTCCTGAGTGCAAAGGCGAAAAACTAGATCATTCCCAGATCTGTATATTCCAGTCGGGAAAGGTTTATTACTTTCAGTCATTATTATTCCATGATGCTGTTGAAAGATTAGAGGATATTGTCAACCATTTTATTTGCTAGTCAAAATGGTTTAATTCTTGTTTCAATTCTTCAATATTAATTCTGTTTCCCGAGACGGATTTCCTGACAGTTGCAAACATATCTTTCCAATTAGAAGGAACGATCTCAACATCTAATTCTGAAACAATGTCCCCCAATGTCTGATTTTCAACTAATGGGTGTATCCACAACAAACCCCATTCTTCAGCAACTTTCTTGTTCACATAATGTGTTGAAGGATCAGATGTTCGTTGGTTTTTGGATATCTTCAATCCTATTCGTTCTGCCCACTGCATAAAATTGGTAGAATACATCATCAGAGCAACCATAGGAACATTTTTGTAACAGAATACATAGAATCCAGGAGTTTTACCCCCTGAAACTTCTATTGTCAATCTATCGATCTGATTATGAACTTTTTGATTCCAAACATCCCACTGTTCACACACCAGACCTTGACAATTTTCAAACTTGATGTTGAGCGAGAATGAAGGAGATGTAATTTCCTTGAGAACATGAGTGGCTGCATTTTCTCCCAGCTCTACAATCTGAATGAAATTGTGAAGTTTCACCTGACCGGGTACACCTCCTGACAATGCCTCATTGAGGTCAGATGCTAAAGCAGATGAATTTTCCGCCGGGTGGCGAAGAATAGAATGTACTATAGGAAGAACTCTTCCTTCCAACTGGGACATTTTATTGCCCATCTTTTATCTCCTTTTGATCTTTTAAAATCATTTTCGGGCAAACCACGGGGTTTAGGGTAATATTGATTTGCTATTGAAAAAACCACTTTTAAAATAATTTTTAAAATATTTTTGGCCAGTAAATATAGCCAGATTCAATATAAGGATTTCATCATGTCGAAAAAACCATTACCAACTTCAATCCCTCGCACTCAGAAATTGGTGAAGACCAAATGGGGCAATATAACGTATCATGCTTGGGGTTTGGGCGACCAATCTATTTTATTGCAGCGCCTGGTTGCTGATGAGGATAGTACAGTCACTACTGAGGAACGATATGATGCTCTCAGGGAGATTATAGAGAAGAACGTTGTATCCTATACTGATCAGACCGGGAAGGCTCTGGATCCGTTAGAGATGCCTGTATTCTTGAGTGAGTTTTTGTTGTTGAAACTCAGAGCAATTTCGATTGGTGAAACTGTTGACTTTGTTCGTCCTTGTGGTGAGGGAGAATGCAAATGTGAAAGAGTCATTCTTTCAACAAACCTGGATGAAGCCACCATCATTGAAAATGAAAATTTCCAAGATGAATTCAAGATGGGTGAGTATACTTTCAAACTAAGATTTCCTTCTTACCGGGGAACCCTTGAATTGGCTGAATTAGAATCTCTTGAAAATATATCTGAAGAAGTGTTGTCCCGATTCATAGATTGCGTGTACACTGAAGATGATGCCTGGTACATGAATGAATATACCCAAGAAGAGAAGAATCAATTCATGAAACTTCTTGGTTCTGATTTTCAATTGTTTGTTCTTGAGAAGTATGTCAAGAATATGCCCAAATGTTCTATGACTTTGAAAGGAACTTGCCCAGATTGTGGTCATGAACATGTATTGAAATTGGATAGTGGTGTTTCAAAACTTTTTCAATGACGATCGTTATGCCAGGCTCATTGGAAGAGTATTTTGAACTACTGGCTTTCATTACAAGGAAAGATGAACTGACCGGGGTTGGTGTGACCCCGGCTGAATTTAATGATATGATGCCATGGCAGTTTGAATTGTTGTTAGAATTTAAGAGACAACAGAAAGAAGAATGAAATAAGGTTGTCTTGTACCATTGGATCAGACCCCAACGGTCAATCTTCATTCAACTTAGTGAGAGTTGTGACTGTTTCTAATGGCATAATAAATCCTTATTCTATACAATACGAAGGTTAAAGTATTTTAAAAAGACGGCATGATGAGCACCGTCTTTGTGTTAGTGGATAACCACAATTAATGGGCTTTTGTTTAACTGTTCATCTGATAAAACTGTTCAACTCGTACAACATAGGTATTAGCTGGCAATACTACACTTGCAGTTGTTACGTTTGATATAACAATTCTTGCAGTTGTGTCTGTATTGCGCTCCACTGTCGCCATCAACCCTGTTGGTAACTGCGTTTGTGGCGTAACAGATAACACGCTATTGCCATCTGTTATACGTGATGCTGTTATTGTTCCATTGAACCGATATTGGCTGTTTGCATCAACTGTTGTTCCTGCGTTACTAACAAGCCATGCTTCAATATTGCGTGTTATTGCGGGAGTTGTACCCACACCAGATTTCGGAACTGTACCAGTTACAACGTGTGAATATGCTGGTATTCCTGACGGCATATCACCTGAACAACCATCATATACAACGCACACTGTTTGCAAGCTCGGTGCGCCACTGAACTCAACTTTTCTAAAGCCAGCGTATGAAGCGTTTGCTCCGCCAGATGATTGCACTGATGCACCAGCCCCAGACGCGAATTTAACGTTGTCCATGATGATGTTACTTGAGCCGCTACCAAGGTCAACACCAACAGCAAATCCGTTGATGTATGAATCTCTTAGTGCTCCTGATTGCATCTTAATAGCTGTTGTTGTTTGCGTCCCATCTTCGACATAAAGCTTTGCCAATACCCCAGCTTGGTTTTCAGCCAAATCAATTTGAGGGTATGTGGCGTCACCGTTCAATTCAAAAACACTATCCTCAACTGATAATACTTTTGCTTTTACTGATGATGAATCTCGCAAACCCTGCTGAGTGTTACCAGTTACATAAGCACGTTTTATCCTGAAAGTTGTTACGTAACCACCATCACCGGTGAATGCAGCAGGATTGATGTGGATGCCGATACGGTTATTTGCAGACCGTATTTGTTCAAGGTTTGTGTCAAAACAGTTATCTACATAGTAGCCAATGTCTAAATTTTCGGCGCGTGTTCTTCGCAATGTTGAATATGCTGTGAACTTCGTAGAATTTCCGACATAAAATCCTTTAACTCCGCTTTTAGAATCACCATCAAAACTAACTCCTTCGATAGTTTGATTTGATTCTTCTTGAAGCATTGTTCCACTTGTGGCACCAATCCATTTTACCGTAGCAAGAGAAAAGGACTGTAGGTCATCTGATGTTAATGAGCTAAATCTTTCAAGGGAAATTGAGGAGTCTATTGCATAGGTGAAGTTACTAACTAGCTCAACCGTATTCCCGCCCGAAATGTTTGCCGCCGCGATTGCTGCTGAATCAGAAGTTACACCATCACCAACCGCACCAGTCGCTATCACTGACCGTTTTGTATTTCTCTCAGATAATACAGCAGTGTTACCATTGCCAGCATCTAAAACACTATAACCATCAGACGTACCGCCTGAAATCACATCAAATGATGCATTATTTCTATCAGTTACTTCTAATCTATCACCAACAGAGAACACACCGCTTTCAATCTCAGCAACGGTGGTTTTTCTACGATAAATCTGATCATGAGCACCAACAGCATTTAGTTCATCTAACTCAGAATGCTTCATCTTGATTTCTTGTTTCACAAAAACATCTGTCTGAGCACTAGAAGTAAACGGTACAACCGCTTGAATTTTCAATGAAGTTGTCGCTGTTTTA